GAGATATAAGCGTCAATATAAACTTTCAGACCACTTGCTGGATTCTCCAAAAGAACATTCTTACTTACATAAGTGAAGTTATTTGGATCATCAACAGTTGTATTGACTCTAGGATCAGTTGCATAATTTGCTATCGGTGCATTGACTCTGTTGGTCACAAATACAATAGAAGAATTGTCTAGGTCGATTGCTGGTGACAGTCTATTGTCCGAACTGAAGAGGTTAATACCTGCAGTAAAGGACTTATTGCCGGGTTGAGTAGTGAGATATGTGTTCTCATTAATCGGAGAAGCAATCATTCTAGGATCTTCAAAGTAGTTCTTTCTGAAGTTTGTGACTTCTGTGTAACCCTTATCAACATAAGAAGCTTCTCCACCAGAAATACTGGTCTCAGAAATTGTTCTTGCTTGAATGACAACATCAGTTCCTTTCGGTTCAATAGTATTGATCTTAGGAATCATCAAGTTGAAAGGTAAGTTATAAGTACCTTTTACATTAGGGCCACCAGCCTTTGTATTAGTTTCAAAGTATCTTGATCCAAAAACAGTGCCTGCTGACCTATCAATACCATAATCTGTATCATCCATATCAATCTTGACATTATAATAGTCAAGTCCAATAGGATTGGCCTTGGTCACATCTCCAAGATTGTGTGTTCTATTGATTCTTCTCAGTGAAACACCATCAAGTTCATACTTATAAACCAAGTCAGAAATATTGTGAGCAGTTGCCTGACTACCATCAATACCTCTTGTAATACCAATCAGGGTATTATTAGCAACTCCAGTGTAGGAAACAATTTCTTTTCCAATCTTGGCATATCCTGGATTCGTAGTTCCAACACCAACACCTTCAAACTGGCCAAATACATTTGTATTACCAACACTAATAATTCCAGTATCAGTTCCAGTGTAACTTACTGTCAGAGTGGAAGGTGAGACATCAGATGCAACATCTGTTAAAGTAACACGGTTGATTCTTGTGTGCATTCCATGATTTCTCTGGAATACTTGCATATGAAGTCCATCACTATTAATCCTAATTGGTGAAACTGGAATTGCATTTCCACCAATACCTGAATTAATTGACGTAGTAATACCGGCTTTGTTGATATAAGAGAGTTGTGTTAGAGTATCAAACTCACCTTGAACATTGTCAATAACAAGTTCATTGTTACCAGAAACCTCACCAACTGAGAGTTTCATATTTCTTCCAAGTTGAGTATTACCCACAGTGAGAGGTCTTAAGACATCACCAACTGAGTAACCCTTACCACCAGCATTAATGGTAGCACCAACTGCAATACCACCCTCAACATAAATGTCTGCGGTTGCATTTAGCCCATTACCAGTTATTGAAGTAAGTGCAACACCTGCAAAGGTATAACCACCTGAAGAAGGTGTATAACCAATACCAGAGTTTGTAATCGTAAGTGTTGAAGTTGCAGATCCTGCATAACCTACCAATGTTCCACGACCAGTCTTACCCACCTGAAGAATAGTATTACCAAATTCAAGTGATGCATCTTGAATTGTAGTTCCAATACCTACACTAATATTTCTAGAGTCGATAGTGATAGCATCTTTAGAAATACGAGAAAGTGAGGTTGGAAGTGTTGGGTTGAAGAAACCAACAAAACCTTGTCCTGTAAAGTTTGCTCTGTAAACACTGAATTTCAAGTCTTCATACTGACTTGGTGTCCAAACAGTCGCATTTTGTGATTTGAATAGTGAACCAAGAATTGGTTGTGTTGATACCAATTTCTGTCCAGACTCTGGGCCCAAAGTTGTAACATCAGGTTCACCAAGTCTAGAAATCCATGCTCTATACTCCAGAGAATCTGATATGAGAACAATAGCATATTCTTTCAGTCCGGCAACATATACAGGTGATTCAAATTCAACTGTTGTCGGTACAGTTCCATCAAGAGACAAGTTAATATCCTTGGGATCAACATCAATTTCAGAATAAGGAAGAATGGTAAGGTTTGGAGTACCAATAGTAGTTTCTCTAAGTTGAACAGTAACAGGAAGTATGTCATCCTTTTGACTGAAGAACAAATCAATTTTTGTTATGAATATACCAGTTTCTTCACTAATGAAGAATGTCTGTGCCAGTGGATCTCTTGGCCACGGTTCTGGTGGTGCAGGAGGACTCGGTGGAGATGGTGGCGGTGGTGGTGGATTAATTGTAACATTACTCAGAATAAGACCTACACCAGTATCTGATAGTTGTCTGGTTTCAGTAAACTCACTATTGACTTGAACTCTTGCATTTCTGAGTGAAAGTGTTACTTCCTGAGTATTATCAATACTACCTTCAGAATAGAAGATCTCTTCACCAGCAGTTGTTGCAAATCCTTCAATAGGACTATTAGTTGGGTCATTAGTAAGTTTGAAGGTAGATCTACCGGTTTCAAATACAGGGTTCTTGAGGTCAGATACATCAGGAACTCTGAATGATCCAATCAATACACCAAGTTTATCGGTAATCAGTCTAAGAGAATTGACTACTGCGATTGCGCCACTAGTACCACCAGTAAGAACCATACTAGGTCTAACTCTACCTTCAAATTCTGGTTGATTTTCATTTTGAAGACTGAAGGTGTCAATATTCAAAATTGTAGATGTTTCTGAATATGTTGCAGGAACATTATTGTTCCTATCATACGGACTCTCTGCATAAGTATCAGATGGATTATTATATGGACCGTACTTATGATTTGCAGTTGCTACTCTGAATGAAATTGAAGGTAAGGTTACTGCTTGAACACCTTGAGTATTACTTGCTGCAGCCATTTCACCATTAACAGTCTCCCCTACTACAAATGTTCCACTAATCATTTGAACTTCGACCAGTTTATTGAATGTGAAGTTGGAAACATCTACACCATCAAAGAATGGATAAACTTGAGTGAATGGTTTCAGACTTTTTGCAGTAATTTCGATATTACGAGACCTGATGAAGTGAACCAGTTCTCTACTTACAACTCTATCGCCAAGAGTTTCATTATTGATAACTTCAGTAACAGTTGATTGTGAACCTGCTCTCTGTTGATCCAGAGAAGTGGTATTTCTAATTGTAGTTGCATCACCACTGGCACCCCATGGGGCATTAAGTCCAGCCAGCGCAAGTTGTTCTCCAGTAAGAGCACCACCATTACTATTAGTTGCATCAACATCAACATTGACACCTACAGTTTCCCATGAGTCCCACTGAACAGGAGTGACACCAAGTCTGGATCCATCTTCGGCAGTAGTGACTTCTGCTTGAAGTGCCGAAGCAATTGCCTCGAATGCACCTTCATTTTCTACAGCTCTGGTTTCTAGTCTATTAACATCAATCCAGATATCAACATCTGGTTCGAGAGAAATAGAACCATTCCAGAATTGAACCATGTAAGGAGTTACACTTTCAGTTCTAGTAGCAAATGGTTGTACCAACCAGGAAGTGTCTGTATAATCAAGAAGTACTGTTTGTCCTTTTCTCTTAACACCTTCTGCAACAATTTCAGCGAATCTAGAATCCTGATTTGCTTGAGTTGTAGTCCCAATTCCTGCAATTGCGTTAGATGCAACCTCCAGATTAATCGCAGTCGTGTAATGAGATGGTCTCAGAACTCTGTTCTTAAAATCAACACTATTTCTAACACCAATAGTAGTATCCTGAGGATTCAAAGTAGAGAAGTTATCAATAAAGATACCACTCTTAAATCTGTTCAGACCATTTGAGTCGGGAACAAAAAGATTTAGTGTATTAGTTTCAATCAAACTTAGAGAACTATAGTACTCAAGACTCTTAATTCTCTGTTCCAACTTGGAGATATCTCTCATCTGATATCTCTTATGTTGTACAACAGAGACTCTTGCAGTTTCTGTTGTGTAAAGATATGCTGGGAGGAATATGTTTGCAATATTCAAAGAACCACTAACTTCATCAGGAAGTTTTGGATCATCTGATGGAGTACCATACTTAATACTCAATCCACCATCTGGAGAGAGATAAACTCTATCAGCTCTTCCAAGATAATAGTTATAATCAAGTGTCATTGACTCATCTGATGCAATGACATTTTTTGAACTATGTTGTCCGGCTACACCGCCATCAAAATCTCTTCCATAGAACTCAAGTGGAGATCTAGAGTTTGCAGTAATAGAATAATCTTTTACTCTTGGTCTTGCATCAACTATGTCAGTGTTTCTAACTCCATTAAGTGCATTAATTTCTCCAGTATAATCAAAAGAATTGTAAGAATTGACAATTGTAATATCACCAGTGTCAGCAGAATCGTAGAATGCCTTAGAATAATAAACTTTCAACTGTCTTACAGGTGAATTAAAACCTGGTTTCCTTATTAGTCTAGAGTAATCATAAATGGTCTCTCTTTGGCCATTATCAAAGGTATATTGATCTGTAATGTTTCTGGATCCAGCTTCAAACGTACCTACAATTCCACTTACACCAGATTGGCTAAACTGAACAACTTCATTCTTCTCAAAAGAAGTATCATTTAAATAAATGAGCTCAACAGTTGTATCAGTCTTTCTAGTCAGATAAAAAGCCTTTGCACCACTAATTGTGCCAGTAATGGTTTCACCTATGATAAGGTCATTTGTTGTTGCTGTAGGACCATCAAGAGACCCTAGAACTGCACTTGGTGGTAGTGCAGAACTAGTATTGGTAGATTCAAAAATACCGTGAATCTTGACAACATCAGCAACATTTAATGAAATCACAGAGTCTTGAACTCTGGTTCCAAATGGGTAGTTACCATAGGTAAGACCATCATTCAGACTAGTACCTGCAAAACCAGTATTTGTGCCAGATGCAGAAAGTTTAGACTTATCAATAATAAGACTATTCGATATTGATTTTCTCTTAACCTTGGCTGTAACAGAACTTTTTCTTAAAGTCGTGACTAGAATTGTTCCTGCGCTATCAGCACCAGAAAGACCAATAATTTGAATTGTAGTGGAACCGTTACTGAGAATAACCTTATCAGAAGTTAGAACTTCTGTGGTCCCATTAGAACGAATAAGAATATATCTTTCTTCATCAAATGGTAGGAAGGTTTCATTTGTTCCTGCATCAATTGCTGGAGTCTCTCCTTGAGCACTAATTGAAGTTTGGAACTGTTTTCTAATAACAATATTAGAAGATGAAAGATCAATAGAAGATAGATTTTTCTTGGGGAAAATACTATAAAGTGACTGATTAGTAGATTCATTTCCACTTCCAAAGTTTCTTTGAATCTTACTATTAACAATTGTCAGATCGTTTACACTAGTAAGTGTAGAAGGAACAGAACCTTCGACAACACCACTGACTGTAGTAACACCAACAATTTTTAATGCAGATCCACTATTCTCAGTAATTCTACCAAGAGAAGGAACTGAACTAGAAATTGTGGTATATTTTACCAGATTACCAACAGTAGCGATGCCAATAAAGGATGTAGTTGCATTTGTAATAGTTGAGACACCAGTCGCGGTATCACCAGCAGTCAAGGTTGCGTTTCCAATAACAAAATTGGACTTTGGAACAATATTTGCAGTAAATGTATTTGCTGCACCAACAATACCATAAACTGATTGAATATCAGAATTACTATATGATCTAGAATTAATTACATATCTGTCATTATCCTTGACACCATTAAATACCAGGTTTTCTCCAATAAAGAAATTACCTTTTACATTATATGCAGTAACAGCAGCTCCTACACTTACTGGACTTCTAAGATAAGCAGAAGCACCACTAGATTCACCTTGAATAAAGGTTGGAAGTGCGAGAGTTACATTTTCATTGACTGTAAGATCGGTATTTGTTTGTACATCAAACAGTGAAAGATCCCACTTATTCAGATTTGCGTTTGTAGTGTCATAAGATCCTGATTCTAGGGCAAAATCATAGATTCTTGCAACACCAATTTCCTTACCACCAGCGCTTCCATTAGTTTGAACTCTTTGATCTCTGAGACTTAGAGTATTTGAAGTATTAAAACCAATTGTTGCAGATCCAAAGACAGTATCGACTTCAAAGGTAGGTCCAAAACCAAAGTTAATGGCTTGATTTTGAAGTAAACGTGTGGTTCTTGGTTTTGGACAATCAATAAGAGTGGTAGATCTTGTCTCAACTTCAAAACCTTTCACATATGCCTTACCAGGCGAAATTCTGTAAATTGCAAGGTTTTCATTAGGAACACTACCCTGAGCAGTGGTTTGACCCTCCTCATAAATGCCCCTATTTCCCTTACCATCATTCAAACTATCTCTTAAAGAGGTAGTAAACTCCTTAATGTAGTAATTTCCTGATTCATCATAAGTTCTTCTGGCAAGTTCTTGTGCCAGAATATTATATTCAGTTTTATTGATATCTGATCTTAATTCGCCATCAATAACTTCAGATAACTGAATAAAGTTAATATCATCAAATTCATCTAAGGGTCTTTTTGAAAGTCTTGCACTAATTTTGAAGCGATCAGCTCCTGGCGCACTATAATTGTTAAAACCTTGAGCATTATCTGTAAGAGATGGATCTACATCAGAAGAAACAATACTTTCTGTTACTTGTAGACCAATTCTATAGTTTGGTCTGTTTGAATATTGATCAAGAATCAAAATTTGATCGTATACATCAACAAAAGTACCTCTTAAGAAGTAAACACCATTATTCAGGGTAAATGCCGAACCCTTGGCAGAGGCATTTGTTGTAAGTGTATTCGCAAAACCTTCACCGGCAGAGATGAAAGTTGTTGCATAGTTAATATTGACTCCTGTTACTAGAACTTCATTGTCAAAGAAAGTCTCAGTTGCAGCATCTGTACTTGCAGAATCAAAATATGTTACATATAAAGTATAATTTCCTCTATCTGACTCTTTATTTGTGATATATGTAATAACTTTTGCAGTTACACCAGAATCTCTACCAATAATCTTTTGCCCAATCAACTGGTCAAGATATAGTGCAACAGGAATTCCAAGAAATTCTTCCTGAATCTGAATAGCGTAGAATGTTGAGTTATATGTGACGTTACCAGGAATTACCTGAGCACCTTCTTTAAAAAGGTGATTACCTACATCTTCAACTTGATTCTGAAGAACGGATTGTAGATTATTAAGTTCTCTGGCCTGAACGGGATATCCAGGTTTGAATAATACCTTATAATAGTTACTCTGAGGATCGAAATCATCAAAATATGGAGCAACGTTGAGATTAGTTTCCTGTGGCATAATTCTTTAGAACTGCAAGATAATCTTTACATCTTCTTTCTGTGACGAAGACCTTGTTACGGAAGGTCTGTTATCAAGGAAAATAATGTTTCCAGAGTATTTTTTAGACTCTGGTTGTGAAACACCATTAGTGAAGGACTGACCAAGATAATATGTACGATTATTTAGGACTGTAGAGACACCGGTAAATACTGTGTCAATACCCAAGTTGGCACTTCCTCCAACAATCGCAAAACTACCACCAGTAGTCGTATTAGTGGTAAATCTATTCATATTAAATCCATATGTTGGGTCAGGATTTAATGAACCATTGGTACTAAAACCTGCAGTTGATTTATCCTGCCAGTACTTTAGAATACCAGTAACTTGATCATATGAAACAACTCTACCAACTGCAGTCGAACCAACACCGACTGTTTGAGTAATATATGAATCCTGAGTAAATGTTGCTGAGCTATAACCAGTACCGGTCAATCTAAGAGCATATACTGCACTAGCCTTATCAAGTATAAGATTTGAACTTGAACCCTGTGTATGTGGATTTTCTACAAGTCCTACAGATGCAAACTGGTTACCAGTGATAAAGTCTGGATTTTCTGTATCATTTTCAAATCTAGAATATGTCAGAACATTATATGCACCTAGTTCATTATAGATATCTGCACCATGACCACCTTGTGGTGGGACAATTACATTAAAAATTGGCAGAGTTGTACCAGTAGGAACTCCACCGGCTTCCCAATCAACAGAACCAAAGGTATATCCAGAACCTCCTTTAGAGATATTAATACTTTCTACTTTAGAGTCATTATTGATGACAATAGTTACCTCAGCACCATTACCATCACCTTTGATAGGAACTCTGGTATATGTTCTATTCGCTGTTCCAATACCAACACCACGATTTCTAATCGTAATAACCTTTAATTGGCCACTATTTGTAGCATTATCTCTTACTGGAGCATCTTTGGTACTTGAATACCAATCATTAGGAACAGGAATATAGTTAGTCGAGTCAAACTTAATTGCCTGACTTGGACTAATAGTATAAAGGTATTTCCAAATGTAACCATCACCACTACTCCCCGCCTCTCTTGGTTCTAGATCAGTGAAGGTTGGTTCGTCTAGAGAAGGACCACCAACAAAGTTGTTTTCGGGGTCAGCACCATTATAGAGACAAGTATAGACTCTATAATCACTATTCATTACATAATAGTTTGTAGAATATAAGTCAAACGAGCCAGAGGGTTGTGAAGGATTATTTCTACTAATATCATTACGGTACATGTCATAGGTAGTACCCGATGTCCAGGTTACTTTCCTAACAACCTGACTCACATCACTTGCATTTATTTTTTTCAACGCAAGCATTGAATCCCATGTGTTACTATAGGTTTCAAAACTATCAATCGGAGTGGGAGGATTGGAATCCCAGTTTGATTGATAGTCCGTTGCATTAGGAATACCAATGAAAGTATAATAAGAATTTGAGCTGGACTGGATACCGGCAACAAAGTTCTTAGCATTCAATATTCTAAGTTGATCAGTAATTATTGCTGCCATTTTGTTAGGACTTTTTGTTATTTATTAGAGATTTTAGATAGTGTTAGGATAAACACTAATTGTGTTACCCATTCCAGCGTGCGATGTACATTGATAATATAATGTATTTGGTGCATCCATAGGAATTTCAAATCTCACTGTTCCGTTTGATGTGCCGTTATTAGTGACACCAGTATTATAAGCAGCACCACCATTCGATACTCTAATCTGGAATGGATGAGCATTCATTCCATTTACAAACTCATAGGTCTGCCCTCTTGCGAGGTATAAGATTGGATCATTAGTAGCACCACTGAATCCAGGTCCATCAAATGTGTAATCCGTTGATCCATTGGCACCTAGATTCCACTTTCCTGCTGTTATGTAAGATGCGTCACCAGAATAGGTAACACCAGCACCCACACTAAGACCACTAGAAGATATAGACATCCAGGTGGCGCCACCAGCAGCAGGACCAAAAGCGTTTCCAAATTCAATTATTGAACCACCAGGTCCGAAGCCAGAACCATCAACCCAGAAACTCATATTACCATTAGAGGTAAATATATCTGCTCCAGGTGGTGTACCTAGAGAAGTACCATAGTATATTCCAAGGTGATTCTGACCAGTTCCATCTACATTCTGACCAACGGTAATATGAGCATTATTACTAGTAGTATTAACAATTGATAAATTTGCATTATTAGTTATAACACTTCCAGAAAATGTTGAAACACCGGAAACTTGTAAAGTATCAGCACTTATATTAGCGGTCGTAATGCCACCACCACCTCCTCCACCAGCGATAGTAATTGTTTTAGTTGTTCCAGTTCCTGATGCAACTACACCTCCACCAACAAAGTTTAATGTAGTCGCAGATGTAGATAATGCACTACCTTCATCCTGAATATCGATTCCAGAAATACCACCACCACCTCCTCCTCCAGAAGAGTTAATTGTATATGTTCCACTATTGTTGGAGACAGTGACATTAGTACCAGCAACAATACTAGTTACAATACCAGTCAGTCCAGAACCATCACCAGTAAATGATGTAGCAGTAACAACACCTGTTACCTCAACACCACTAGAAGATATAGACATCCAGGTGGCACCACCACCAGCACCAAAAGCGTTTCCAAATTCAATTTCTGAACTGCCAGCCCCACCACCAGCACCATCAACCCAGAAACTCATATTACCATTGGAGGTGAATATATCTGCTCCAGGTGGTGTACCTAAGGCAGTACCATAATATATTCCAAGATGATTTTGACCAGTTCCATCTACATTTTGACCAATAGAAAACGATGCATTATTACCAGTAGTATTAACAATTGCTAAATTTGCATTTCCAGGATTACTATTTCCTATACTAGCTCGTCCATTAGTTATAGTATTTCCAGAAAATGTTGAAACACCAGAAACTTGTAAAGTGTCCGCGCTTATATTGGCGGTTGTAATACCACCACCTCCTCCTCCAGAAGAGTTAATTGTATATGTTCCACTATTGTTGGAGACAGTGACATTAGTACCAGCAACAATACTAGTTACAATACCAGTCAGTCCAGAAAGTCCAGAACCATCTCCAACAAATGATGTTGCAGTAACAACACCAGTCACGTTCACCCCAGTTGATATGAGGGGGACTCCTAATGATGTTACTACTGTAGTACCAAGTGTACTAATTCCGGTAACGACAAGACTATCAGTAATTACATTAGCCGTGTTTGCTAGTCCGGTGATTGTTACATTACCAGTAGCGCTACTTACACTAATATTACTGCCAGCGGTAATGGCAGTAACGACACCGACAGACAATGTCGTACCGTCACCAAGAAGAGTATAAACTTCATTAAAGTTTTTATTAATTTTTACTGCCCCATCTAAGAGGGAATCTCCAGTATCATCATTTGGGCTAGTACCTGTGTTAATTCCAAGTTTTGCCATTACTTCTGAGTCTCTTTATAGGTTTATTTATTATATTAAATATAATTATCATACTTCAAAGGATTTTGTCTGATAACCAGAGCGGATGTTGAAATCCCCGTGTAACCATCATTTCCGTAGAAGTTAAATGTGTTTATTCCAACTCTAGAGTTGAAATTAATTCTACCCCAACTATAATCGCCCAGGTAATGTGAAGTAGTAATACCACCACTAAAGACTTCAAAGTTTCTACTATCAAAAGTGAATATTGTAGAATCAAATGTAAGGAAGCTCTTATCGAATGCAACTCCAGTGGAAATACCAGAAAGATTTGAGAAGATTCTTCTTACATAAGTTATACCTACACCACTTACATTTGATTCAACTGTAACTGCATTCTTAACCTGATAAACCAGATCAGCAAATATAGTGGTGATACCAATTATAGAACCATCAATTCTCTGACTGATCAATGTACCTGATGTAGTACTTGCAATTGAAACATTTGTATCAAACATGGTGAAGTAATCACCCGTATCAAGTTGACTGACTGTAACGGCAGATCCAACAAGATTAATATCTCTCATGAACGAATCTTCGGGGATGTAGAAATCAGTGATTAATTCATCTTGACCAGAGACTGTTGATCTTCCCATTGCAACAACTATACCATAATCTCCCAAATAGGAATTAACTGGTATCTCTTCTCTTATAAAATCAGGAGTCTCGATGAGAATTTCTGGTGGATTGGATGAGGTGTATCCAGTTCCCGGATTATTTATGACGATGAAATCAATCCCACCACCAACAACATTAGTAGTTACGGATGCTCTTTGAGTTGTTCCAACTCCAACAGGTGTGGAGATTGTAATTTCTGGAGCAAGTGTGTAACCAACACCAGTGTTCGTAATGTTGATAGAACTAATTGTTCCCCCGGATGAAACAGTTGCAGATGCGGTTGCCTGAATTATCTCATCTTGTGATGTGATAACAACAAAGTTCTGGAAAGATCTTTGTGATGCTTCGTTCTCTCCATCATAGAGAGGTACTATAGTGTCGATGTAACCGAACGTTGCCGCTGCACTTACAGGTTGAATCAGATAAGATGCAGGATAGATCAGAGGTTCATAGTGAATTCTGTCCTTACCAACAACCTCACCATCAATAATCTTATCTGTAAGTTGTTTACACCAGGTAACAGGTCTCAAGAGATTTGCATCAGTTGTAATACCTGGACCACTGTAAGGATTGGTGAATGTGGTATCAACAGTACTAATACCAATCACTACTCTTGGATCTTCATCAAGAGGAATGCCCTGACCAAGTTCTGAGTTATTGTCGATATCTAGACTATCACCAGGTTTGATAGTTTCTAATATATCAACAAACCTGACATCAACACCATTGGTTCCTTTATAGAATATAATCTTAGAGGTATCATTAACTTTTGGTGCTTCAGTAAATTGAATGATAGATCCACCATTGAAAATAAATCCTTTACCAGGAACTTGAAGTACATCATTGATGAAGACAATTAATGTTTGTTCAACATCAATAGGAGAACCTGCTGCAGCAGCAATTGTGAATGGAACTTCATTTAATGTAATTTGGAAGTTGGTCTTCTGACCATCAAACTCATTATCAAGAGTATCAAGAACTTCCAATTCACCAACAGACCAAGAATTAAATTTGTCATAATAAACTTCATCAATCAGAATTTGGAATCTTTCAAATGTCAGACTTGGATCTGTAGGGATTCCTGTAGATCCACCAGTAGGAATTGACAGTCTTTCTCCATTACCATAACCAAAACCATAGTTTCTAAGTGTGAAACTAATAACACTGGAACCTTGACCAACTACAACATCAACAGTTGCACTTTGACCAGAACCAACATAACCAGGTGAGTAACTCAGTGGAATGTTATCATAACTAAGTGGTTCATCAAATATAAGATCTGGGAGATTAGTTCCAGTATATCCTACACCCGGATTTGTGATGGCAACACTTACAATGTGGCCACCACTTACTGCGGCAGTTCCAATGAACTCAATATTAGGAGTACCAGTGCTATAAGTTTGAACTCCGACATTTACAATAGTCTGAATTCCAGTTCTATATCCAGAACCACTATTAGCAATACTGACAGCAGTGATTGTTCCAGTAGAGGAGACTGTAACAGTTCCACCAGCAGAAACAAGAGGTTGATATCCAAATCCATTAGAAGAACCAACAGAAACCATCAGACCACCAATTGGATAAGCACCATTGTTTGGATCATAACCAGTAGGAAGACCATCATTACCAGTGAATGTGATACTGGTAACACCAGTATTTTCTGACATTCTATAATCGCCAACTTGAAGTGAAGGTGGTTGATTTCCTGTGGGTTGCTGAACAATACCATTGATAACAACAAATGAATTTAAAGTTGAAATACCAGTAATATTAGAACCACCTACCTTCATACTAAATTCACTTCTAATACCAGTGAACTGATCAGAAATATTGTCATAGATATAATTCTGATAGTATGTCTCATTGGTTGAATTTACAACACCAGATCTCATAAACGATCTTCCTTGGAAGGATGAGTAACTGGTAATACCAGTCCAATCAGTTTCATCTGGATTTTCTGCCGTAGTGACACCAGCTGGCTCTGGACCTTTAGGTGCAGATGCAAAGTTCAAGGTGTTTCCAATAATATTGTACTCACCACTTAGTTTTTCGACCAAATCACCAATAAAGTGTGATCCTCTTGATGTTCCTAGTCTTCCTCTAAGAACATTGACTGATGTCGTATTACCAACACCAACAGATGCAACAGTAAGAATCTCATCACCAATACGAAGGTTATCACCTGTGAAGATTGAAGTTATACCTGTGAGTAAGATGTCCTGTTGGAATACAACATCTTGTGCAAGAGTTGTTGTAATACCAAAAGAAACAATTGGTGATTGAACAATATTATCAACTGCAAGAAGAACTTTCTGACTCTGTTTTGTTGCCGTAATAGTATGCCCTGCACCAATGCCAGTAGATCCGATACTTAGAACAACTGGTGAGAGGTTCAGAGCATTTTCGCTAGTAGTAGCAAACGTAAGATCCTTACTATTTGAAGCAACAACATATAGAGTTGTTGGTAACTTGTCAGTGAGGCCGATACCAGGAACGGTTGTTGTAACAATACCAATTGCTGCAGTTGTTCCAGCACCAGGAGAACTATAAACAACTTCTTCACCAGTTACAAAGAAGTGATTTGGAATGGATATAGTATTATTTGTTGTTGAAACAATTGCAGGATCACTACCATCAAATCCTCTCAAGAAGATCTGATCGCCCTTATGCTTCAGGTCAAATGCTGTTACAAGATCAAATAAAGTTCCTGTGTAAGTTTTCTGATCGCCGTCAATATGTAAATTGTTCAAATTGATGAGATCTGGTCTACCATTATCAGTAGAGGGGTCCATTCCGATAGTGAATACTCTTACCTGAACATCAATACTTGCATTAGGTGTATATGTGAGATTAAGAGTACCACTGGTCGTGTCAATACCAACTTGACCTAGAGAACCACTACTTTGAATATTTGCATATTCAACAAACTCAGATGGACTACTGACAGATTGAATTGTAATAACTTCAAATGATTCATAATTGTTGTTAGTAGTATCTTCCACAGTAACAATGTGGTAACCAGCTTCTGTTATTCCAGAGTAACTGGCGATTGTATTTGCGGTAGGAGAGCCAGATGCAGAGATTGAAGTAAATTTAGAATCTAGTTTTGCACTGTTGAGATGAGTTGTGCCTGCAACACCAGCATTATCAGAAGTAGCAATAATGGATGTATTGACAGTAAGTCCAACCCCAACACTTGGAATGAGATCAACGTCAATATTACTTCCATCAACATAAGCATTAAAAGTACCAAATCCAGTTATATTGGTGGAAATGTTACCGTACTCCAAGAGATAAACGTTAGTTCCATCATGAATCAGATTCAGTTCATCTACAGAGTAGTTGTCACTAGTATCTTCAATTTGTACAAGTAACTTAGCAGATCTATAGGTATTTGGAATGGATGCAATTGTAGTAGTTGTACTAGCAGGAACATTGACATGAGTACTATCAACTTGGATAATATTACCGAATGATGTTGTACCTACGCCACTAATACTGTCAAGAATACTAAATGATAACGTATTGACATCGTAAGAGTTATACGCAAAACTGATTGGATAAAATCTCAGTAACCACTCTGTAGGATCACCACTAACAACAAAATCAAATGTACCCAAATTATTTTGAGTATCAAGCTCACCATATTCTGAAATATATGCCGTATCGTTGTCGTGAAGAACAGAGACAAATTCGATTTGTCTCTGGTTAGTTAGAACCTGATCTCTACAATATGTAAGAATTTTATTATAGGTATGAGTTGCAGGGAAAACACGTACATTGGAGTATTTCTCTAATCTTTCAACACTATTGAAAGTATTACTAAAATCATCAATACTCAGAACTCTATTACCAAAAGATTCGTTATAATCAGAAAGAATTTTGTTTTCAAAGATAATTTCGTCGGAAGTTATTGTATTATTGATATAGAATGAATTCTCAGAGACATTATCAAAATCATGCCAACAATGAATACTCGCTTCACTAATGACATCAATAACAACCTCAACATCAGATTGTGCAGAAGTTACAATCAAACCACCTGGAACCTGTTCTTCAGATTCTACTTTTAGATCAGCAAACTTTGCAAGACCTGCAATGTGACCAAGACTACTAATGGCATCATCCCATTTGTCAAAAGCTATACTAGACTTAAGTGAATATGAAAGTTTCTGATAATATTCATTGTTTGGAATTTTTTGAAGACTATCGTTCAAGAACCCAGAGTTTGTTTTCCAACCATTAACAAATGTAGTCCCTGCACCTGTTGCAACAGTCGAATTAAAGTTAAATTTATTCACAATGATGACTTCTATTCCAGAAGACTCACCAATAACTTTAGAACCAATTTCAAATTCATTAGGAGTAGAAACTACCAATCTTCTGTTAGTTGGATTCCACCTCTCAACAATACCTCTATTCTTACCAGAAGTTACAACCTCATCAGTATTGAAGTTATTTGGTTTTAATTTAATGTTGAATACTGGGAAATCACTCTCAGGAATTGCCCTTCCCGAAGACCTTGGATAATCTATAATACCTGGTTTCTCACCAGACTTCAAATGACCGTCAAGACTATAATCAAAGTATGCACCCGAACCACCAAGTTGAGAATCAAACCCAGTTACTTCAAATAGTGTATAGTTATAGTTCTCAGAATTATAACCTTTATCTGTAGAACCTAGACTGACAGAGACTCCTTCAATCAAAATCTTTTCGCCAGTCTTATATCTAAACTCTTGAGTCTCACTAAATTGAGCATTTAAAAATACTCTGACACTGTTAGTAGATTGTGTGTAGACAATCGAAGAAATACCTACACCATTAGAGTTTTTGATTGGGATGATCGTTGGAGTGTTACTATAAAGACCATTAGTATTCTTAAAAATATCAACTTCTGTATTACCAAGTGTGTATCTGATGTCTGCATCACTCACAACCTGATTAGTATATCCATCAAGAATGACCAACTGTGGATTTACCAAATAGTTTTTACCAGAGGAAGTAATACCAATAGTGTCAAATGACTGAAGAGATTCTACTTCCAAAACTTCTGGTACATTTGTAATTACCCTAAGTGTTTGATCAGAGGGGTAGTTGAATCCAATGTCCTCAAATCTAGTAGATAGAATTTCACCAATACTATTACTAGAAAGTGTGATAATTGCATTACTACCAATACCACTTCTTATTGAAGTAATACCAGGTAACTCTTTGTATCCGGCACCACCATCACTAACATTTATTTTTGCAATAGAACCGAATGCACTTCTAGAAGTTGTAGTATAAGTTGAATTTGAATTTGTAGAGTTATAAAGAGAAATTTCTGGGAGATTTTTAAGTGTATATTGGAATGCAGTTGTTCCTACACCAACAATATTGTGGTTACCATTATAAAAAGATTGAACAACTTCAATACCATTGAACGAACTCACTTTAGTATCAATAAAGATATCTGATTTTACATTTGGAATAATGTCTAAGTTGTCTATATCAAATTTGTAGTATAGTTGTGTCGGGACTGAATCAAGAACACTCAACTTCAGGCTAGAGTTTGTACCAATACCGGGGTTTCCAGTCTTTTCAACTTCAAACTTACTTGTTTTCCCCGAAGTAAAGAATGTATTTGAACACTCTCTATCAGAATAGAGATTCATATCAAAGGCAGAATAACTTACTCCACCACTGATAAATGACAGTGAACTATCAGAAAGATCAAAGGTTAAAGTATCATTCTTTTTAATTTGAACCTGTGGATTAATCTTAGATAGTGTTCCTGTGGAAGAACTAGTAATATCAATAAAGTTTGGGTTCTCTAAGTTGACTTCATACTTTTCCTTTACCAGCCTTACCTTAGTGTCATTGAATGGAACTATGTAATAGATACCCTCGTTCTCAAGACCACCAGAAGGTGAAGATGATGTGTGAATGACCTTATCACCAAGTTTGAAAAACTCTCCAGAGAAGTTAATAGAATTCTTTATAACGTCAACATTACCAGTAGTAAATGATTTTGGATCAAATACAATTCTTCTGTTATGATCATCATACTTGACAATTACTGTCTTATTGGTTGTTGGTTTGATGTTGACATTAACAACATCCCCTCTTGTCAATCCATGAGTAGAAGAAGTCGATACTGTTACAGTATTTTTGGAAACTTCTGCGGTAACTACTTTGTTGAGGTTTGTAGTAAACTTATGAGTATTACCGGTACCAACATTGGTGAAGTAAAGAAGTGATGTAGAGGTATTAACACCAACATAAACTCCAGTACTACCAAGTCCTACTTTATTGGAACTGATACCAATACTATCTTTAGATAGTGGAACTGCATAAAGTTTTTGGTATGTTGAAAGATTTATATAACCTGCAGAAGTTCCATTCCAAACTTGAATAGATGATCCGCTGTTTGTGGAATATAAAATTGAATCATTCAATCTCAAATTATGATCTGGATAGTAGATACTTTGTGGTTGAACAAATACCTGAGTCAGACCGACACCTGGATTTGAAAAAGTAATAGTATTACCAATACCTGTTCCCAATACAGTCCCAAGTCCAACAGACTCCACAGGATCAAAGTAGAGGATATTATTGATGTTGAATACTCTAGTAGTTTTTAATGCACCAACATTGATACTAAACTTCTTAGGATCCTCAAAGAGGATAGAAGAGTTTGTATGTGGAGCACCATTAGATCCTTCTACAGCTCTTTGAACTCTGATTCTTCCTGTCTTCTTATCAATGTTTAGAACTTTTACTTTCTCATTATCAACTTTAAAGATATCATCTGGTCTGATATATGGGAACTCAAGCAGACCATTAACATATATGTATCCGACATCATTAGTATTTGCAGTAGAAATACCAAGAGTCAATACAAAGTTGTCAGTTCTAACACCTACACGATAACCTTTATCAAATCCTCCAAAGTAAGATGAAAGACCACTTACGTTGACAATATCATTATTATTAAACGAATGTATCTGTGTCGAGAAACCAATGAAGGATCCATCGTTAAAGGGTGTAAATTCAATATCATAAAATATTGTTGACGCAATACTTACAGTGTCAACTGACTTGCCATCAAGTGTTGTAACTCTCGCTCGAGCACCGTTACCACCACTATTCAAATTATCGAATATTACAGAATCGTTGATCTTATAGTTAGAACCACCGGTTAAGATACCTACACCTTCTACAGCACCTAGAGATGCTGAGGTTACCTCTATGACTTGCTTTTTGACAATATTAGAGTTGAAGATATAATTATATCCAGTTTCTTCATTATCGAGGTTGTAGTAATATGTGTTTCTCAACCAATGATTACTTTCAATATCATATTCAGTTTGATTAGAAGATGATCTAAAATTAAAGTTGTTCGGAACCGAGTAATATGAATCACCAATCAGATAAGGGAACTGTGGTCTTCTAAATCCTTGGAAAGGACCAACAGAATCATTGATTTCATTAATAGTTGCAAAGTATGCATAGACACCATTTGGATAATCTGGTGTTACACAAAATCTACCATTGTGTTCGTCAAGATCCCCAACTCCAGTGTAGACGTAATCTTCAATGAAGAAACCTAAAGAATATTGAGAGACAGATGGCCTGTTTACAATGTTAGAATTTAATTCATATCCAGACTTCATCTCCTTTACAAAACCTGAACCTGAGGCTTTAGTGAAACCATATGGACCATAAATTGGATTACCATCATATGCCCAACCAATAATTGGTGAGTGGAATGTATTGGAAACCTCAACACCATTTAGTAGAGTGAGATCTGGAGTTCCATAGTTGGTATTATCTTCATCAGTTCCAGTAACAACAAAAGTATTCTCTCTTAATGGACGTGGTGCATATAAACAAGAGTATTGTAGTTCGTCATCATTAATATTGTCATCAAGAAATCCATCATCATCATCAATAATATTAAGATTTCTTTCAAACAAGTTAATATTCCACTGGTCAATCGTTGGATCAACCACAACTTCATTACCGGAAGCAGTTACCTTGATGGATGTTTTGTCGGGAACATACCCTGCTCCAGCCTTTATAATCTTGACAGATTGAATTCTACCATTCTTGAGGACTGGAGTAAGAACTGCATTTTTGCCAGTTGATGTTTGAAGTTCGAGATCAGGAGGAGAGTTATATCCACTTCCAGAATTATTAACCAAAACATCTACAATCTGACCATTATTAACAACAGGGATCAGAATTGCACCAGAACCACTAAAAAGTGTTACTACTGGTTTTCTATCAAAGTTGATAACATCAGATGAACCATATCCAACACCACCACTGGTCACGTCAATAGATTCAACATTTCCTCTGAATATTGGTTGAACCTGACATGAGAAGTCTTGGTTAGACCTAGTAGAAACGCCGGTTATACCATCAACACTAACAATGATTGGTTGGTAATTGAAAGATCCTGAACCAACTGATCTAATTTCAACTTTAACATTTCTATCATAGTAGTAATTGACATTGGTGTTTCCAGTTCCAACTTCTGTTAATGAGAACCTATCGTTATCAAGTTTTACAACATAGTAATTCTTTAGCTCCACAAGACCGTCAATAGGTGTAGAACTGGATGTATATCTTACGATTTCTTTTTCGGAATAACCATGATTTTTAATTGTAAACTCATTTGCTGCAGTATTGACACCAACAATACTTCTCTGTTTGTTTTCATATCCAGTTCCAGGATTAGTTACAACAACAGACGTGACAGTATTTTTTAGTGTAGAAGATTGGAATCTATGAACACCATTACCAAAAAACCGTAGACGAACTGTATTGATACCAGCAACAGAGTCATCAATGGTTTCATAAAGTTTGACGGTCTTACTGTCTATAACCCCAATATAGTATGAGGCGGCAGTAGAAAGACCTCCAACGGCCTTCTGACTATCAGTTAGGTAGATTACCTCCTCACTGTCTCTAAACTTGTGATAGGTAGAAAATCCAATTGTACTAGATCCCAGACTTACCTGTGCAGAATTCTGTTCTGCATTAAATAATACACTATGAGTTACAGACGAAAGTCTAACTTCTGCAGCTGCATTAATACCATTACCACCAGATATAGAGACAATGGGTTTGTCTTGATAGTCAAAACCACTATCAAGAATATCAATTCTTTCTAACTGACCCTTGACATTGGTAATACCAGTTGCACCAGTTCCAATATTATCATCAATTCTTACGATAGGTGGATTAATAATATCATAACCCCTTCCATTATTTACGATTTTAATTTTGGTTATACTACCATAATTCAGTTTGTTGGGAGATTTATAGTTTAGAATCTCTACACCATTATTCAGAATACCTGTGTATCCCGAAACAGTCTTATATTCACCACTCTTGTTTATAGGTGGCAGTATTTCTCTATAGATTGATTGTGGTTGAAATGTTTTGTTATAGAAGTTGAAGTATTCAAATTTAGCATTTGATACTGTACCACTCAATGTAACAAAGATATCATTAAAAAGATTTGATCTACTTTTTGAAAGTTTGATATTGAGACTATCAACTCTCTTGGCATAGAATACTCCTTCAACTACATCATTGAATGTTGATAGAACTGATGTGGAAATTGTATTCCCATCAATATCTGTGGTTGTAGTGACAACTTCATCTGGAGTGTAGTAGATCGCATCACCAGTATAAAAGCCATGGTCACCACTACTCAACAGTTGAATAGTATTATTGCTCGCAGCACCACTAAATGTCAGAGATCTGTTATATGGATTTATTAAAACATTTCTGTATGATGGAATTGAATTGGATGAAACAAGAAGATCATCATTAAACTTAGAGTAAGTATTCTGTACATTTGCAAAGTACTTATTCAAATACGAATACTTAGTTGAGTTTGTATAAAGTATTTGATTTTCTACTCTATAATCTTTTGATGAATCAAGTAACGTTTGTGTATTTGCTGAAAATTCTTTTCCAGAAGAGATTGATGAAACAGTTCCTTCGGTAAAAATATTATTTTTATCAATAAAGTGAACTTTATTACCAATCTCTAATAGATGATCTTCATTTAAAACAATACTATATTTTTTTGAACTAAAATCAGTTAAATTGAATGATTGTACTTTCCAACCAGCTTTTACATTTAAATTCCAGTTTCTTGTTTTCTCTGTATACTTCTCAATACCAATAGATTGAACTTGAATTGTATCATCTTTCTTGAGAGAAAAGGTTTTCTCTTCAAAGGTAATATTCTTAAGTGCCGTAGAGATTTTTACCTCAATCTTATCTTGAGTCTCACTTTCATTAACATATGCATACGCAAGATTGTACAGAGAAATATCTGTTCCCTTTTTAATTATATTACTTACTGAAGAGATGTTAAAGAACTGATTATTGTTCTTGGTCGAGTATGTTACAATATACTCATTGTCGTCAACATCAATAGTGTCTAATGTTCCTTCTTCTGGAAAACCAATTGTCGAATCTACATCAATATGTGTTGAACCAATTGAAACATCATTTAGAACTTTTGTCTTTTGATTTGGTATAAAAGAACCTAAAATAGTACCGTCTACATTGATATCTCTCTGATACCCAAGATCGAGACTGACCTGATAGTAAACTACTCCTTTGTATACAACAGGGATAACATTACTTACAGAGCCCCTCGCACCACTGATATCCTGGAAAAGAGTTTTATTCTTGAGATCCATAGGATCACCAAGATATTTCTCAACAATAATATCACTGGTTGCCCTAAAGTTTGCATTAGAGGGTGTCAGTAGATAATCACTAGGTCTTATTACTTCTACATCTTCACCATAAAGGGCCCTGAAAAGAATTTCAAAAGATCTACTAGTTCCTTTTGATTTATAAAAACTATCTGAATGGTATATGAAGTTCTCTTGATTCAATCCAGAATATAAAGGTCTATCCTCAAAACCAGGAACAACCTGGGCCTTTAATTTTAATAAAAACTTTTGTAAGAATAGAATACTTAAATTCTTAATTTCTGTATTTTTAGTATGAGTATCAGCCTCTGTTGCAGTGAATACTAACTCATCAGGAGTATAAGATCCTTCATATGAGGTTACTGCACTAAAACCTCTTCTACAGTTCTCAAAAGATGTGTCAGTTTTATATTCGTAATAAACAATCTCATCGTCAATCTGAATCAAACCGTCTCTAGTTGGAAACCCTTCGGTAAAGTTTTCTATAGAGTTTGTCGTAATAGTCGTATCAGTGTATGATAAATCTGCACCAAGAATTGTGGAAGTTTTGAGGTGTGTTAATTCTTCAACCTTTACATATTGGTCAATATTCTGAACAATATCATATGTCCCACTTTCAAATTCTTGTGAAACATAATATTGTTTTAAGAAATCAACAAGAAGTGGGTAGTCGTCTCTAACATAGTCGGGAACTTGGCTCTCGACAATATTCTGGAACTTAATTCTATCTACTGACATTCTTTATTATCTGATGAGAGATCCGTTTGTATAACTGGATGATACTATGTAATTTGTACCCGAAATATCATTACCAGAGGAAATGTTATCGGAGATGGTACTTATTGTGGAGTTTGAACTGTCCAACTGTAAGTAAAGATCTTGATAACCAATCACATCGTTTGAATATGGAGAAATAGAAATTTCAATCAGTGGAACCGTCCTATTCACAACTGTCGATATGATATTAATTGGATTCAGTTTAATTTCACCTTTAACATAATCAATAGTTCCAATTGACTGTTTCAATATGACAGGTTCTGTTGGGGAGTTCAACTTGAACAAGAACATAGATCCTGTCTTCAAATCAGTGTTTGGCCTATCGCTTAGATAAACGGTATCACTGAAACCACTAACCTTAAGCCCTGATGATTTGATGTTGTAACCAAGTTCACTCTTGACGTGGAAACGATTTCCGTAACAAATTTCATATTCGGTAAAACTATTTAACACAGGTTCCAAATCCCTTCTCACGGTCACTGTGGTGATATTTGAAGTTATCGAAATATTACTGTCATCAATAATTTTCTGGAATTTACTATACTTAAATCTTGCACCAAATCTATTCAACCCCCCAGATTTTGAGTACCTATCAATGTTCTGAATAATTTGTGTCCTAACAAAATCTGCAGAAGGTGCAACTTCTGTATTGTAATATGCTTTGACATTGGCCTCAACATACAAGTATTTTAGATCAACAATCTCTGGGACAATACCAACAACAGAATATTTC